AGTCCTGCCCCGCGGTCAGGTCCACGTCCGCAGCGTAACCGTCCATGTTGAGATTTGAGCTCGTGATCCTCATCAGTCTCTGCCTCCGCATTCCGGTCTTTCCCGGACGTCGTGCCTGCGCCGAGACACGACTGGCTGCGTCTCGACCTCGTATGTCTCCTTCCGGAGCTTGCCGGTACCGTCGTTCTCTCCGATCTCGAGCCACGCAAGCTCGGAATCCGAGAAGCGCGTTCGGTCGACCATGGCCTCCGCTCGCTTACGTTGCCAGTCCCGGCTCAGGTATTTCCCGCTCCCGTTCTCGGTCAGCATTTGTTAACGACCCTCACTATTTGGCGATAGGAACGGTTTCTCTTTATCACCGACTCCATTATCTCATCGCCCCTTTTCTGGTGTTCGTCAATTGCCGAATCTATGTTATCGGACATGGAAAAGCCCCCAAGGGATAGGGATGCTGGCTTCGTTCCATCCAATCTGTAACGGGTAAGAAGTCCGGCGATGGAATACTCTAAAGAAGCGGCTTTAAGGTCGTTGGTGTCCGCCCCGGTTATTCCCGCCCTTCTTAACTTGGCGTCGATGGTGCGGTCCGATTGAGCGATTATCGCCTCCAATATCGTTTGACTGAGCGCCGTTCCCGTAAGGTTCTGAAGTTCGGTATAAAGTGAATAAGCCATTTAGATCACCGCCAAAAGAGCCGCGCCCAGACCGATTATCGTAAGAGCCGAGCCGAACGCCCACACCATTATATGATTCCGATATTTCAGGCGTTCAATATCATCATGGTGCGCCTTGCACATTTGGGAGGGACAGGGGCGGTCTTTCAGGGATTGCTTGATCTCGTTCACATCATCGGCCAGATTATCCATCTTGGCGTATAGCCTGATTATAAGCTCCCTGTCGGTCATTTCGTTAAACGGCATTTGTTCCAACTCCCCCATCCCCTCGGTGATGTGTTTATTCGGCTTTCTTGAAGCGGTCCAGCATCCCACGGACCACGGACATCCCACCGACACCTGCTCCGGCGACGATGGCGAACATTTCCGGCTTGAATATGTCAGCGTCGCCCATGAACCAGACCGTGAGAGCCACGGCGATCAGAGAACCGATGAACGCCTTTCCCACTTCGCTCCATGAGAACTCCGACTTGGGGTAGTCATAAAACCTAACGACCAAGGACACCCCGGACGCAGCCAGGATGTAAAGTCCTAACATTACCATTTCTTCCATTTAGATTACCTCTATTTCGATGTTCCTTGTGAATCGGTTATTAAAGAACGGCGATCTCTTAGGATTCCTCACGATGGGGTTTATCATGGGTGCGATGAGCCTTTTTTCAGGGTTCTCATGCGTGATGGAATAAGCGCCTTGAATGAACGAACCGGCGGTATCGAACTCGCCCCCGCCTATCTTTCCCCCACATAATTGTGAAATAGCCATATTAATCCCTCATTGAATCCTTGAGAACGTCCGCCTTGCGAACGTCAACCAGCACCGGACCGGATGATTCTAGCCATTCCACGGTTTCGGTGTCTATGAGCCAATTTTCATCGTGAGCCACGCCAGCGTGTTGGACGGTGGATGAATCAAGGAACGTTTTCTCGGAATCAGAAAAACCGTCCGGCTCGTCCTTGTACTCCAACCTCATGCTGGACATACGATTCGATAAGACCTTTCCGGTGTTCCCGTGGCTCAACATCCTATCCCATCCTTTAAGAGGTTTGAAGGGGGGATTGCTCCCCCGTTAAGCGTTTAGTACTCGACCCTCGCGATGGCGTTGGCGTGGATGGCCTCGAAGTCCCACCTGGCGGATACGACCGGGCTGGAAAGCATCTTCAGCGGCTGCTCGTGCATGACCACGTTGATATCCTTCCTCATTCCGATTATTCCGGCGGCCTTGGAGTCCACTACCAGCATCCCTATCTCGCCATCGGCGTCGTAGTCCCAGGTATAGGTTGCGGAAGCGTCGGTCACTCCGCAGACGAAGGGCTTCAACCCGGCTATCTGAGGCATTACGCCGTTCCGCAGGGTGTCCTCGGCGGCGGGGTTGTAGGCGGGCTTATAGTCCACGAAGGTGAGACCCCACGCGGCGGGGCTGAGGATCACGGCGTCGGGATAGAACCCGTCAGTCTCGCAGAGCGCCTTCGCCTTGATGATGGCGGTTATGCCCTGGTTGCTCCCGGCGGTGTCGTGCTCGTTCCCGGCGGTGTCCAGCAGCTCAGTTAGAGCCATCTGGTTAAGCTGGTTCTCCAGGTTCCGCCCCATCTTTTCAAGCTCGATGGCGATTATGTCGAACTTGGAGTCCTCGATAAGCTCGCGGGTGATCGGGACGAAGTTTCCGTAGGTTTCCGCCTCCAGGGTCACATAGTTATAATCCTGGTACATGGCGGCGAACTCGGCTCCCTCGGCCTTCATCGGGGCGACGGACTCGGCGTTCCCATACGGGACGCGCATGGTGTCGGTCCCCATCTGAACGACCGGGAAAACGTTCCTCATGCACTTGGCGGGTTCCGCTCCCTTGAGGACGGTGTTGAATATCTCAAGCTGGACCAGGCCAGCTCCCTCCAAATCCTCGGAAAGCACGAACTCCCTAACATTCTCGATCTCGTAGATGTTGCCATCCTGGTATGCCCTCATTTTCTCGGGCAGCTTGGCGGCCAGCATCTTTTTCTCAGCCGGTCCAGCGGACAGCATCTTCAACAGGGTCACTAGGTTGTTGTTAGCCATTCTTGTCACCTTCAGTTGGAGTTCGCCTGGGTCAGCGGGGAATACGATATGATTACCCGGCCATAGCCGCCCCCGGCTATGTCGTCGATCGCCTTGCCAATGACCAGCGGGTGGATTACGGCGGTGGCAGCTCCGCTTGCGGCCTCGTTCACGGCGGAAACGCATCCGCCCACGGCGTTGTCGTTGGTTTCCACGAACGACCCGGCGTCGATGGCGGTGGTGTCGTCAGCGTTGGTCATGTACACGATCGCCCCAGGAAGGGCAACGTTCACTTTCTCGCCATCCGCCACGGTTATCAGGGCGACGCCGATGGGCGACTCCCCGGTCTCGGCGACGGCGGCACGGACGGTATCGGATACCCCGGTCGCATCAATGGCAACGACCTGTCCCGCCAGGATGGTTCCGCTGGCCGTGAAGGTGAAGGTCGGACCATTATTGTGCATAATGGGGGTTCCGGTCACAAATGCAGCTATATCAGCCATTTCAATTCCTCTTTAATCCATTCTTCCGACTAGCTTTCTTTCGAACCTGGGCTTGGACTCGACAACCTTGGTTTCGGGTCGGGCGGTGTTCTCCAAAAGCTTGATCTTGTTCTTGGCGTCCTCAAGTTCCTTGACCAAAAGGTCGAGCTTGGCGGACATCTCCTTATCTTTCGGTTCCTCGGCCTCGGGCTTGTCCTCGGGGTCGGCTTCCTCTTCCTTGGAGGGAGCCATCTTTTCCTCAAGGGCGGCTACCCGTGCGGCGAGGTCATCAAACGCTTTCTTGAATTCCTCATCCATAGAAACAACTCCCTCCTCGGGAGATTCGTTCGGCTTGCCCTCATCGGGCGATAAAAGTTTGTCAGCGTGAGTTTGGGGTTCTTCGGTCGGTTCGGGGGCGGACTTGTGCCGGATCAGGCAAACATCGCAAGCACCCCGATCGACCACGGCGACGCCATAGCCGTCTATTGAAACCGCCTCGTTCACCTTGGATTTGCGGTTGTAATACTCTTCCCCGCCTATCTCCACGGAAACGGCGTTCACCAATCCGTTCTGGACCATTTCGGCGATGTCCCTGGACAGTTGGGACCTGAGATGGAACTGGAGGTCCCCCATTATGGCCTTGTGCTCCGGGGAATAGTAGGTGTTCACGACGTGGCCTATCTTGTCGGCCACGGAACGGGGGGAACCGCCGGGATGCCTAGACCAAAGCCCGTTATCCAGCCAGTTCTTGGCGTATTTCTCAAGGACCTCGGGCGAATAATAGCAGGGCGTCCTAACGTTCGAGTCGGTCCACGAACCCTCGGCCAACAGTATCACATCACGGACCAGCAATCCCTTGTCCGTCCGCTCGAACTTGTTGGACTCCAGGGAGGTGTTGTAATATCTCGGCTTGTCCCGGGTGAACGTGTTAAGCTCTATCTTGTCCTTCTCGGCCTGGTCCATTTAGACAACCTCGTCTATCACTGGAATAGTGACACATCGGCAGTTCGGGTGCGCGGGGCAGGGCGGGCATTCGTCCATTGTGAAAATCTTGCCGTGGTAGCTCCCGCATGTGGGGCACATCCTTTCATCGAGCGCGGCCACCCATTCCACCCTCTCGATGCCGTACCTTCTGAACTCTTCATCTTTGGCGGTGTTGAAGGCGAACATCGTTTCCGTCCGGGCCATGACCCTCGCCCTCTGCATGGGAACGGTGGTGGATTCGGAAATGCGCTTGGCGAGTTTGTTCATCCCCTCGCCCTTTACGATGCCCTCGGAAAGCTCGGCCTTGATGCGCTTTTCCATGTCGTCGGTGATCCCCTTGAGGGCGGAGAGGTTGCGCTCCAGAATGACATCGTAAACCCTCGGGTCCACGAATATCTCGTCAACGGACGCGGTAACCTTCCCCACGGAGCGCAGAAAGTCTATGCCACGGCGTTTTCCCGCCTTCAAGGACTCATTGACCATCGGCTCGATGAGAACGCGCCCTGGGTCGGTTATCTCGCTTCCTATGAGGTATATAAAAGCATCGGATAGGTTAGTGAAGTTTATTCTGGAAACATCGGGGGATGCCGCTTCAAATGAACGGCCCTCCAAAAGGGACATCGCCTTCTTGCGGTAGTTCACGAAGAGCGTCGCGATCTTCCTTTCGTAGGTCCGCCTGATGGTCCTGGTCATCGAGGGGTCTTTCTGGAACGATTGAGAGTGAAAACGAATCTTCTTCGGGGCGACGGGGCGGGCTTCATCAAATAGGGTCATCGACCTCCGGCCCCTCGTTCGGTTCGTCTATGAAGTCATCTTCGTCATAATCGGTTTCCACGATGCCGAGCAATTCCTGGGCGTACTTGCGGGGCACGACGGCGAAGGGGTCAATTTGGGTGGCCGAGAACATCTTTGCCAGCCATTCGGCGACCTTGGCCTGATCCTGTGGATTCACCTCGTTGAAGACCAGTTTGCACATCCCGGGGCGGGGCGTCAGTTGATCTATCACCTGATTGGTGAACTGTCTGGCGAACTTCCTTTGAAACGCCCCGATCTTGTCGTAAAAAGCTCTCAGCTTCACGTTGGCGGTGGCCTCGGTGGAACCCCTGCCCAATCCCAGAAGCTCCTCGGGGATGCCTAAAGCGGTGCATAATCGCATGGTGGACCATTCGCCATATAGTTTGGCGTTGGTCTGGCCCATCTGGTCAATGTTGGTTATTTCCACATCGTGCGTGGTAACGAATTCCTGCTTGGAGTTGAGGCGTTGGAACTGAGAATCGACGCGCCTCATTATCTCCTCGGGGACATCCTCGCCCTCTTTCCCGATTTTGACATGGAAGCGGGGAAACCCATGACGCTTGATGGCCTGCGCGGTGGCCTCGCTTATCATGGTGTCCCATATGATGTCGTTGTAAGCGGAATCTACGAGGGATTGACCATAGACGGAACCGCCGATGTTCTCGAACGAGAGATGAAACACGCGCTTAACTGGGAGGGATATCTCGATATTCTCGCCCAGATCGCGCTTTATTACCTGGGTGTAAGATGAAATGACCCCGTAGTCGTCGGCATCTATGCGGAAGGATTCGGGATTGCGTGGGAACATGGCCACCGGAACGGCGTTCTTAGAACCCTGACCGAAGCCTATTTCATGGAAAGCATCGCCGTAAACGAGAGCGTCAATTACGGCGGAGGGGCCGTGAATCTCAAGCCCCATCATGTCCAGGGCGTCCATCACCGCGCCGTTCAGGTTTTCGTCGTCGCCCTCTATGCGGTATCCGT